GGTAATGATGTGTACCACACTAAGGTGGTAACTAAAACATTAAAGCCAGAGAAGATAAAGTACATACCGTGGTGGGTAAATTTCTTTTCTGTACTGGGTGTAATACTATTTATAATACTACTTGTGTATTTTGGTTACAAGTTAATCAAACTTTATTTATTATGAGAACACAACTATCTTTATTAATAGTATCTATACAACAAGAAATTTTGACACTTATATCTATTTGCCTTGCATTCTTTTTACCGATATCAGGTATACTGCTAATGATTGGAGTGCTTATTATTTTTGATACTGTTGCTGGAATATGGAAGGCCAATAAACTAGGAGAGAAGATTACATCTAGAAGACTATCTGCTATCATTAGTAAGTTAGCATTATACGAATTAACGGTTATAATGTTTTTTCTTATTGATAGATTCATTCTCAATGATATCATGCTCACTTTTTTCAGTGTACCATTTATGTTGACGAAGGTGGTTGCACTAGTGTTATCCAGTATCGAGGTGATGTCGATCAATGAGTCATGGAAGCAAGTCCACCAGCTGGACCTATGGCAAAGTGCTAAACTTCTATTTGCGAGAGCTAAGGAAATTAAGGATGACATAAATAAACTAAAATGACAACGCAACAGGCAACAAAAAAATATGGTGTAGCTAACATCACAGGTGCAGGTTACTTGGTTAAGATTAAGCTCCCATATCCAATGCGTATAGCTTGGGACTTAGACAGCTCGGTAAATTCTATGATGTGTCATAAGTTAGTGGCTGATAATTTCACAGCTGTATTTAATGAACTACTATCTGTATATGGATACGATAAGATTAAGGAGTTAGGAATAGACTTATTTGGTGGCTGTTTCAACTACAGGAAGATGAGGGGTGGAAACGCTTTGTCTATGCACTCTTGGGGGATAGCCATCGACCTAGATCCTGCTAGAAACTTACTTAAGGAGTCGTCTAAGACTGCAAGATTTGCAAGACCTGAATACAAGCCAATGATAGATATTTTCTACAAGCATGGGTTTATATCTTTAGGTCGTGAAAAGAACTACGACTACATGCACTTTGAAATAAAAGAGTAATAAAAAAATATGTAACTTTGTAATAATGAAAAAGCAATTAGAGTCTAGTAAAAGAATAGTGCGATTTGTTAGTCGCCCAGGTGTTCATGCTAAGAGCAAGACATCAAAGTTAAAGACATCAAGGAATTATAAAAAAAAATATAAAGGACAAGGAAAATGAAAATAAATAGCTATAACAATTCAACGCCAACAACAAGTACTTCATTAATTGGATCAAACGGTACAGGAGAGACATTTAATTTTACTGTTCAATCAATTTTTGACTTAATATACAGTGGTATAGTAAATGTTAATCCTTCAGTTGTTACAACAAATGTACTAACATCTACCACAATTACTAGCACAAACACATACTTTACTGGTACGACTGGAGCTAGTTTTGCAATAACTTTTCCAGCGGCAAATTCTAACTTAAATGGTATAAAGTACACAGTAATGTCCACAGCTGCAAGAGCTACTACAACATGGATATCTACTGGTGCTACATTTGTTGGTGCACCTACTGCATTAGTAGCATTTACTCCAGTATGTTTTCAGTATAACCATTCTAATACTACTTGGTATATATCATTATAATTAGTATATTTGCATAATAAATTTAATAAAATGAAAAAAATAAAAAAAGAGGAGCTCTCTAAGTTAGTTGAGCTTAACACAAACTTTCGGGAATTAAAGTTCCAATTGGCAGATATTGAGGTTACCTTCAATAGACTTAAAAGCCAAAAAATCGCTACACTTTCAAATCTTGAAACAGCAGCCTTTGATCTATCGTCTTATCAGGATGAGATAATCAAGGAGTATGGAGACATTAAAGTAAATCTACAAACAGGTGAATATAATTAGAAAAGTGTCTATTGGTCCTGACTACATGAAGTGCATGCACTATATGTTAGGGCAAGAAGTTCTTGATAGAACTTGGGTAATAGATTCCATACTAAAGGACGACTCTGGATCAATATCTATATGGATAATCAAGTCTGGAGAAATAATTAAGTGGAAAACTTTTTCTAGTAACGTTCCAACATCAATAGAGTTTAAAATAGATTTTTAATGAAGTCACCATACTGTTTTATCATCAAGCCAGTTGATGGAAAGCGGTACGATAATATAAGAACTTACGGAGGTAAGCCATTTATCATAAGCTCATCACAGGAGGACCACAAATCTACAAATAGGTTTGCTGAGGTAATATGCACACCAATGTACTACACTGGACCAATAATGCCAGGGGACATAGTGGTTGTTCATCACAACACATTTAAGTTTTACTACGACATGAAGGGTAGACAAAAGAGTAGCTGGAACTACTTGTTTGACGACTTCTTTATTGTTCAGGACGATCAACTGTACCTTTACAAGTCAGGTGAATCTGATTGGATGGCACCATCACCATTTTGTTTTGTGAAGCCAATCCCATCAGAGGATAAGGTGTTCTCGTCTTTGGGTAGTCTTGAGGAATTGTGGGGTGAACTAATATTTACCAATAATGAATTAGAGGGTGTTTCTGTTGGTGATGTAGTTTCATTTACTCCAGACAGCGAGTATGAGTTCAAGATAAACGGTGATTTAGTTTACAGAATGTACAACAGGAACATATGTCTAAAAAAATAGAGATACTTGAGGCTGGTAAGAAGGCTATTGACGAGCTTATTAAGGTTCTGATGGAGCCAATTATTACTCATGCTGAGGACGACCTTACAGCTGATAAATTAAAAAATGCAGCATCTGCTAAAAAATTAGCCTTTGACGATGCACTATCTATGCTACATAAGATTGAGGAGGAGGAGAACAAAGATAAAAATGTAGACATCGTTAAGATTGATCATGGAAGGCAAGGATTTGCCGAAGGAAGAGCTAAGAATGGAAAATAACTTATACAGGGTTGTTTTAGATCAAGTTCCTAAAAGTGTTGTAACTAATAGGAATAAAAAGAAAGCATGGGCTTACGGATACAGCAGTGACTATGACTTTGTTGTAATATCTAAGGACGGTACTATAGGTGATATATACGAAATAGGAGGTCTAAAGGTTGCACTTCCAAGCACCCCATCCAAGGTAGACAACTTTAATAATGTTTGGACTCCAAAAGAATACCCTGAAGAACTACAAAAAATAAAAACTATTTTTGATTGGAATAGGAGAGACAATGTTTTTAAGTCACGGTATATAGACTTAGTAGAGGGCGAGTTTGACAAGAGGGAGTATGGATATTGGTTTATCAATAATAATACCCCTACCTACGTAACTGGTAGTCATTACATGTACTTACAGTGGACAAAGATAGACATTGGACTCCCTGATTTTCGTGAGTCAAACAGGATATTTTATATTTTCTGGGAGGCTTGCAAGGCTGATACCAGATCTTTTGGTATGTGCTACCTAAAGAATAGACGTTCTGGATTTTCTTTTATGAGTTCGTCTGAGTCTTGTAGCACAGGTACTATAGTACGTGACTCTAGAATTGGTATACTATCTAAAACAGGTTCTGACGCAAAAAAAATGTTTACCGATAAGGTTGTTCCGATAATACGTAACTACCCATTCTTCTTCAAGCCTATTCAAGACGGTATGGACAATCCAAAGACCGAGCTTGCTTTTAGGGTTCCAGCTTCAAAGATTACAAGAAGGAACATGGACGATGAAAAGACTGAAGAGATTGATGGTCTTGATACTACGATTGACTGGAAGAACACAGCTGACAATAGTTATGACGGTGAAAAATTACTATTGCTAGTTCATGACGAATCTGGAAAGTGGGAAAAGCCTGAAAACATATTAAACAATTGGCGTGTAACAAAGACCTGCCTTAGGTTGGGATCAAAGATTGTTGGTAAGTGTATGATGGGATCAACGTCAAATGCCTTATCAAAGGGTGGTGATAACTTTAAGAAACTATTTAACGATAGTAACCCTGCATCACGATCTGCCAATGGTCAAACCAAGCAGGGATTGTATTCATTATTTATACCAATGGAATGGAATATTGAGGGGTACATTGATAGGTACGGATGGCCAGTTTTTGAAGATCCAAAAACACCAGTTATTGGAATGGACGGAGAAAAAATAACCAACGGTGTTATTAGTTGGTGGACAAACGAGGTTACTGCATTGAAGTCTGATGCTGACGCACTAAATGAATTTTATCGGCAGTTTCCAAGGACTGAGTCTCATGCATTTAGGGATGAGTCAAAGCAGTCATTATTTAACTTGACAAAGATATACCAGCAGATTGACTATAACGACTCACTAATAAAGGATAGGGTATTAACTAGGGGTTACTTTCACTGGAAGGACGGTAAGCCAGACACAACTGTTGTATGGACCCCAGATCAGAAGGGTAGATTTCTTGTGTCATGGATACCAGAGCAAAACAAAAGAAACAACGTAATAGACAGGAAGGGATTAAAGTATCCTGGAAATGAAAACATTGGCTCGTTTGGGTGTGACCCGTATGACATATCTGGTGTTGTAGGTGGTGGTGGATCGAATGGTGCCCTTCATGGAATGACTAAATTTCACATGGAAAACGCACCAACAAATGAATTTTTTTTAGAGTATATAGCACGGCCTCAGACAGCGGAGATATTCTTTGAGGATGTTCTTATGGCCTGTGTATTTTATGGTATGCCAATACTAATTGAGAACAATAAGCAAAGACTACTGTATCACTTTAAAAATAGAGGGTACAGACCATTCTCCATTAATCGTCCAGACAAACACTACAGCAAGCTCTCTAAGACAGAGATAGAGCTCGGTGGTATACCTAACTCATCTGAGGATGTAAAACAAGCTCATGCGTCAGCTATTGGCTCTTACATTGAAGAATATGTTGGTCTGGATCTTGAGGGTACGTACCGTGACCAAGATTCTATGGGGTCTATGTATTTTACAAAAACCCTTGAAGACTGGGCTAGGTTTGATATAAACAACAGAACAAAGCACGATGCCTCAATTAGTTCTGGTCTTGCAATTATGTCTACAAAAAAGTACATCGTTAATCAAGAGAAAACAAATACAAAAATAAGTATTAAATTTGCAAGATACGATAATACAGGCAACCGAAGCGAAATAAAAAAATAATGGATAAACCATCAGTTTTAATACAACAACGATCATTCCCAAATCAGAACGCAACCGATGAAGAAAAAGCAACAATTGAATATGGCTTAAAGGTAGCAAAGGCGATTGAGGGAGAGTGGTTTAAAAAAAATACAAATAGTTGTAGGTTCTACAATCAATGGGGTAATTATCATTCACTTAGACTATACGCTAGGGGTGAACAACCAATTCAAAAATATAAAAACGAGCTTTCTATAGATGGAGACCTGTCTCACTTAAATCTTGACTGGTCGCCAATACCTATTATACCGAAGTTTGTTGACATTGTTGTTAACGGAATGTCTGACAGACTGTTTACAATTAAGGCTGAGGCTCAGGACGTTATGTCTGCTGAACACAAGAACATGTTTCAGGACATGATCGAGTCAGACATGATCGCAAAAGACTTCCTAAATCTAACTAAGTCTGAGTTTGGAGTTGATGCATTTAATGTTGACCCAAATGAATTACCAGAAAACGATGAGGAATTATCGTTGTACATGCAACTTAAGTATAAGCCTAGCATTGAAATTGCGGAAGAAATGGCGATAGATACTATACTTAAGATGAACGAGTATTCAGAAACAAGAAGCCTTATTGACTACGACATGACTACAATTGGACTTGGCGTAGTAAAGCATTCATTTTTGATTAATGATGGCGTAAACGTTGAGTATGTAGACCCTGCTAACTGGATACACAGCTACACTGAAAGACCTGATTTTTCTGACTGTTATTATTTCGGAGAGGTAAAGATGGTTCACTATACTGAACTAAGAAAGATCAATCCAAACTTAACGGATGAAGAATTAACTGAGATAAGAAACGCTAGTTCTGCTTGGTATGATTATTTTCCAATAATAAAAACGTATCAGGACGATGCTTTTTTAAATGAAGTCGTAACACTTCTTTATGTTAACTACAAGACAGACATGAAGTTTGTTTGGAAGAAAAAAATATTAGAGAACGGTGGCGAAAAGGTAATAAGAAAAGATTCATCATTTAATCCTCCAGTTGAGGAAGGGATGATGTACGAGAAGATAGAGTCTGTTAAGGATGTGTGGTACGATGGTATAT